GGTTCATGAAAATGGCAAAGGGCTGGTCAGCCTTTATATCCCCAATCTGCGGAAGGATAGAAACTTCGTGATAGGGGTACAAGTCCAACCGCCCTGGCATAGCCTCCGTAGGCCGCCGCCAAATCGGGCGGCCTGTTGTGTCCTCGATGTTGGCTATGTGGTTTAACACTGTTTCATTGAGAAACCAGACACAATCTTTCCTTTCCTCTGCGGGGATTTTATAGACCGAATCCCTAAAATCCTTCCAGGTCAGGTCATTGATGGAGTTCCCCTGTATGGCAACCTTGACAGACCCATCAACCGCCATAGCCCCGGTGAAGGGATCATCATCGGCGAGTAAACATTGGCGGTCAAACTCTTGTCCGTAGACTTCAAGGAATTCGTCCACGAACATTGCCCCCAGGTCAATAAATACATCTTCCTCAAATTCATCGAACCAGGGGATATAACCCGCCAGAGTATACGCTTTTAGTTCGACACGCTCCGCACCCTTCGGGCGGCTTGCCTTAATCTGCTGCCCGTAAGCAGTCAGCCAGTGAAGCTCTACGCCGCCCCTGTCCCTTGTGGGAAGGAAGATAGAAGGACCCATCATGGGGCGATGACGGACAAGGTTCATCATCACACTTTTTTTCGCTGCGTCCTGCATGATCTCCGTTTCATAAATCGGATTGATTAAAAACTGGTCGTTAGTCGCCATGTTCCCCATCGGTTCACCCAGGGGAGCTTTGACAACCTGCCAGCCCTTTTCCCCCCAGGACACATCTTTGGGGTTCGTCCAATTATCCGCTTTCAAGTTAGGGCTAAAAGCCAAGTCAGCCAGAGTCTTGTGGTTTCCACTCCATGCCGCCGCAATCCCCTTGCCGAGATTATACAGCAGTTCCCGCCGGGTTAATTCCTTCGGGTACTTAACTTGAGTTTTCAGTTCCTCCCTCAAACTCTTGATAGTCCCTTCCAGCGCCGCAATCTGCGTTGACTGGTTAGAGGTAACTGTTTCAAGAGTTTTCGCCATTTCTTCAAGAAGTATTTCCTTGTCCTTAAAATACTCCGCCGCCTTAGCCGGATCAGAAAAACCGCTATTCTCGATTTTTTTCATGTCGGCTAATTTCTGTTTGATTACTGTCAACAGTTCGTCCATGCTTCAATCTCCTTGTAGATTGTAAATAAAGCCAGCCCAAAAATTGGATTGACAAATATCCTGTGTTGTTTCCGTTTTCACCGCTTCAATACTTTTCGCTAAGGCGAAAGGATTAGCCGGAACATTGCAAATCGAAAACTCTAAAAGTTCCTGTTTGCGGAAAATAAGCGATGTTCCATCCTTGCTGTCCTCTCTTGACGGAATTTCAATCTCCAGCACACGGAAGCCCACCGATCCGGCACGTATAACTCCAGCCTTTACCCGCTGCCCGATAGACCAGCCAAAGGGGTCATAGCTCTTGTCATTGAAGTACACCAGCCCATGAAGCCCCTTATCATCAACAATTAGACCTTCCATTTTTCCGATAGCTGGAATGTCGTATCTGTGCGCCCACTCGATAACCGGATTATCCATGAATCGCTTAAAGTCCCATCCATGCGGATCAATCCGTTCTCCAAATCGATCAAGGTCAAAAGTGCTAAGTGTCCAGGGTAGCCCTTGCCCGGCCTCTACATCAGCAGTAAGCAGAAAGGGAACGGACGCTATAAGTTCAAAATCCCCTGCAACTTTTTGTAATCCCGCCGCTCCTTTTTTCATTCCTAAATAGTCCAGCAGAGCCAAACCATTAGCCGCCATCAATTCGCCGCTTTTCGTTCTTATAATCATTACTTCCTCCGTTTCTTTTCTGTTTTGACAGGCAAAGGATTTACAATAAAATCTCTGGGGCAAAAACTTAATTCATCGAGGGTGAATAAATTAAGCTTCAAAGCTTTTATAATTAATTGCCCAACACTTCGGGCATTAAGCGATCTTAGAATTTCTGTTTTATGTGTCGTAACCGTCCTTGGGGATATATGCAGGGCTTCCGCCGCTTGTTCATCCGTATACCCAATGCACTTAACACGCATTACTTCCCTGCGGCGTTTAGTAATTGTACTGGCAGGCTTAGGGTCTCCGTCCCGCATATCTATTCTTTCCTGTACCGATGGTGATACATATTTTCTCCCCTTCCTTATTTCCTCCAGCCCTTCATAAAATTGTTCAATACCGTCAGATGCAGTTACATAAGACTTAACGCCGTTAAAAATAAAATACATAGCCAGTTCCTCTGTATATCTTTCAATCGACAGAGCCGCCATAGGTATCTTTGGGAATCTTTTTTTCAATTCGCCCATCAAATAAGGAGTTTCGCCGTCATAAAATCGTGCCGCCATCATCAATAAATCTGGCTGTAAATCCCTGATAAGAAAATCAAGGCCGTCATTTTCTCGTGCAGTTACGGTTACATTTTTAAAGCCCAGTTCTTCCAAACGCTTTTTATAATGCGTATGGTTTTTAACCGTTCTTGAAACCATCAACGTGCCTCCCATGATTGTTAAACCTCATTTTTATCAGCTTTACAATCAAAATTAGAAACAAGATTTTTAGGTTTATGCCAAACATCCCCCCAGGGTTTAGGTTCTTTGCCTCTCTCCTTCAAAACATCGTTAATCGTTTTTATTCCGGCGTTTATCTCCGCAATATCTCTTTTGCTTTGTGAATCTTCATTTTCCTGCAACTCTGGTATATCCCACAGATCAAACCGTCCAGCTTCTTTTAGGTTGAAACGCATGAAAAACTGACTTTCAAGTATTTGTTCAAATTGCCTCAAAAGCGGTATTAGGGTATATTGCCAAAATGCGGAGTGCTGCTCTTTAGTGTCTTTACCGCTTAGGGCTGTGGATCTGTCAGAAATGTTTGCTACCCGTGGAGGAATACCAAACTTCGCAAGAATGGTATACAAGTTCCAGCGTTTCAGTTCAAAAAGTTTTACGACATCAGGGTTAAATGAAAGAGCCTCAAAACTGGTTCCCTTGCCAAGCACCGCAATCTTGCGCCCTGCCTTGACTTGCCCATACTTACTTTCCCACCGCCGTTCTATTGCGTCAGCTTCTTCGGGTCTAAGTGTCTGGTCAGTTTTCAACAGACCTTGCGGAATAGCATTATTTTTGAGAAGTGTAGAGTTTGCTTTGTTAGCGAAATAATCCTGCTCCAGTTCCAGCGTAAGGGACACCAGCGGATTAACACCCCTAAGCGGATTCCAGGGGTTCCAATCCTTGAAGTGGATTAGTTCATCAGAAAAGATTGGTACTAATTCGGTTCCGGCATGATAGAACCAGCGCCGCTTTGCGGTTATAAAATCTCTTTGCACATCCAACCCCTCTCCCTCAAGTTGGAGTTTCCTGGGGTTTAGAATGTACAATTCTTTCGGCAGCCCGCCGGAGTAATCCGGCCCGAACCACCAAAATGCTTCCCCCTCAATGAACCACCAGGCAGCAGTCTCCTTCCATAAGTCGTATCGGCTTAGTCGAGGATTTGGTCTGTGGAATAATTCATAGAGGGGGCCGGAATGTAATTCAACCCCTTCTCTTTCGAGAATAAAATCTGCACGGGCTAAATTGCGGATGAGAATGTTAATCGCAATATTAACCCATGCACTGCAAAGATAAGTATCATTGAAGGGGTCTACATATAATATACTAAAATTATCATCAATTGTCAAGTGATTTTGGAAACTGTTTATATATGTGTCATTTTGTGTTAATGCTTTTTTCCTGTTAGTAGCAAATAACTTAAAGGGGTTCATTGGAAAATTACCCCCTGTTGAATATCGCTGAATAACGCATAACGCAGAGCGTCAAGAAAATGGTCATTTACTTTTACAATCTGCCCTGCTTCATCCCTGCAATAATCCCATATTTCAGATAACACCCCGGTACAGTTTTCGCATACAAAAAATTGGCGGCGTTCAATTTTTGCGTTAATATAATCAATACCGCTATCAACACTGTTATTAGCCTTAACACCTCCGGTAATTTCCTGTATCCGTTCCCCTCCGGCAGGGTCGCAGTAAACCGGCAGCCCCATTCCATCAGGGCAGTCCATCCAGCCCCTTGCAGTCAGTTCTTCGTTAAAGGATTGCGTAGTCATGTTAAACGCACCGTAGTCATTTAGCACATAGACAACATCACCAAGCCAGCCAATTTTGACAAAAGTTATATTCAGTCCGAAGTCCTGTCCAGCAGCATATCGATCAAAACGTTCAGGCAAGTCAGAAGCCTTTACAATCATGCTTTCTTCAAACTTGTCATATATCACGCCTTCCGCTTTCACCCACAAGCCATCTCTAAATCTTGCTTTTTGCTTTTCGGGAAGAACATCTAAAATGTCGGAGATATAATCTTCCGGTAAGTTATCCCTGTTATCTTCTGGATTAAGTAACATTGAGGCGTACAGTTCTGCTTTTTCCAGTGGCTCCCCAGTATGAAAAGCCCTTTTTAACACAAATATTTTATAAGCCCAATGCAAAGGGCTGCCCGGATTGCAGTCATAGAAAAACAAGTTTCTACAGCCAGCAACACGCATTGCCAGCCTTGAATAAGCCGTAGTAACAGACGCATAAGTTAATTGCGATATTTCATTAAAATAAATGGTGTTGTATTCATGCCCTAGAATTCTGTCTGCTTGCTCTTTATCACCCAAGCCGCCAATCCACACTTCCGAACCATTAGAAAGCCTTATCATGCTTTCATGTTTCAGATAGGTATAGGCAGCTTTCCCGACAGTCCTGTCCAGCCAGGGCAGCATGGTTTCAAGCAGTACCGAAGAACGAGCGTCCTTTGCACGGTATCGGCAAATCAGATGACGGCTTCCGGCAAACCGCAAAGCCCTGTAAATAATAGCCATAACAAGAACGGTAGTTTTACCAGAACGAGAGCCGCCAAAGAGCAAAATATGTTTAGCTCCGCTTTTCAAAAGGGCAAGTGACTTTTTCTGAATTGCCGTAGGCTTAAACATTACCGAAGTTCCCATCTTCTAAAGCCCCTCAAAGTCCGATACAAAGTTAAGTTCACCCTGTTTCGTTTCTGCCTTGCCGTTATCCGCAACCAGCCCCGCCGCTTCCCGCTCCGCTTTAATCGCAGTCTGCACCCATTCAGAAACATTGCCCTGGGTCAGTTCTTCCGGGTTCATCAAGTCCAGTTTCTTCTTCACCACATCAAGCATTTTTCCGGTAACTTCCCTATGCAGTTCCCCTTGCGCTTCAATCGTTTTCCGCAGCTCCCCCTGTTTCAGTTTTTCCATGTAGCGGTCGTAATCGGCGGCACGCTCCCGCCAGCGGAATTGGGTAGACCAGTTACGCCACACACGATAACGCTTATCCCGCTTGCCCTCATCACTCTCCGCAGCCTCAACCGCTTTGCGGATATTCCGCTCAAGCCCCAAATCCCTGTAAGCACAGAAAGCGGCAAAGGCTAAAGAAGTTTCCCCGGCCAGCCGTTCCCAACTCTCATAGGGCAGCATTTCTGACTTGGCATCCTCAATGGCTTTGTCAAAGTCCGTCATTCTTCCGTTTCCTCCGGCTGCTCCTGGGCTTGCTCCATTTCCGCAAGCTCTTCCAGAGAAATATCATCATCAAACAATTCTCCCTCGTGCGGTTCTTCCAACGGCTCTGCCGACGGTTCTTCCGACAGTTTAAAACCGCCGTTATTAATCCACTTCTCAATTTCCGAAAGACGGAACCGGATCACCTTCCTAATTTTGCGGTAAGGTATATCACGGTTTAGAACCCACCTCCTGATTGTCTGTTCTGCAAGTTTCAAGTAGTCCGCCAATTCCTCAATGGTCAGGTATGTTTCCATGCCAGCCCCCGTATCAAAAATTTACAAAACGGTTTTTCCGCCGCTTTATATATCAAAAATACGGCCTTCCGGTTTTTGCTCAAATACGACTTTTACGCAATTTTCAGGGTTTTGAAGAATTTTAGGCAAAAAAAAGCCCCTGCAAGTCCTAATCAAAGACCTTGCAAGGGCATTACAAATAAAAGCCGCCAGTTTATGAGGCTCTTCTTTTCGGTTTTTCTAATTCATCTTCCTGGGGTTTAACCAGCTTCAAAACAGGCTTTTCAGTTTTCGTTTTTGCCTTTTTCGGTTCAAGCAGCGTTTCCTGTATTTTTGTTACTTCTACAAATTCCATCGCATTAAAATGTGTATAGTTATCAGTCATACTTTCGGTTCTATGACCTGTAACCGCCTGTACCTTTTTAACACTCAAACCGCCCCTTAATAATTCTGTGTTGCAGAAGTGCCGCCAGGCATGAATATTTAGTCCACGCTGCCTGATTTCATCTTCGCCAATCCCAATACTCTTAAATGCTCTATGCAGACCAAGATAAAACCGTCTGCGGGTAATAGGATTTACTCCGCCATCTTCAGAAAAAACAAATCCGTCATTGTTTATCTTAATCAGTTTTCGCAAATCCCTAACCAGTTCGGCTGGCAAAGGGACTAAATGCTTAGTTTTGGTTTTAGTTTCACGGTATCCGTAATCGTCATATTGAGCGCATAAATGCAAATGATCATCAAAAACAAATTCGCCTTTAAGCCCCAGGATTTCACCGCACCTCATACCAGTTAGCGCCGCTAGTTTATTAGCAGTACACATCAGCAAATCATTATCCCATACTTTTTTCCAATCAGTAACAAACAAAGCCTTGAATTCATCATGTGTGATAATTTTCTTTTCTTTCGGTTCTTTTAGAAGCTTTTGCACATCAAGGAAGGGGTCACGGTCAATAATCCTTTTTCTAACCGCCCATTTCATCATTGTCATTAACGTACCAAAGTAGCCGTTAATCGTTACATTCTTTAAGCCTTCCTCAAGCAATGTATCAATCCATTCTTCAATTACTTCCCCGGTAATTTTATCCAGCTTCATTTTTCCAAAGAAAGGTATAATTGAATGTTCAACTACTTTTAATGCACTGTTAGTATATGATTGCGTTAACTTCCTTCGTTTCCTACGCTCTTTAAGATAAGGGCTGGTTTCCCACGCCCAAAAGTCAGCGGCAAACTCTGCAAAGGTAGGTATTTTTTTTGCTGTCGGCAATAATTCGCCTTTCCTGATTAGCAAATTACAATAATTCCTGGCAGCCGTTTTCGACACCTGCCCTGTAGACCACGGCCCAACCTGGTTCCCTTCATCATCATAAGTGTAGTAGTAGTACACCCTTTTCCCTGACGGAACCTTCCTGAAATACAAACTAAAGTCTCCACGCATAGCAAAACCCCTGTTTTTTGAAAAAATCCTACATAGCATCCTACATAGCCTTTTTCAAAATTTTTGCCCACCGAACCAGCAACGCTAATTCCTTATACAGTAAATAATTAGCGCAGGGGATTTATTATCGCAATACGACTTTTACGCAATCGGTCGTATGTTGACGACATAACCAGCCCCCATATAAAGCAAACCGTAGGTTTGCGGGGGCTGGTTATGTGGGTGAAGGAGGTGTGGGAACGAGCCCGAAGGGCGACTGACCTAGCCGACTGAACCCCGAGCCGCCAATGAGGCGGCGCAGCGTTAACCGTTTGTTATGCGTAGTGTACCCATTTTTATTAAATTATTCATCATTTTTTATGAATTTTTTTACATAAACTATTTCATCATCATAGTCATTTCTTAGTCCTGCTTTTTCATACACTTTACATGCTGCTTTATTTCCTTTATCAGTAATTACAAAACATTCTGAAAATCCATTTTGTTTTCCATAATCTACAATATATTGGAAAAAAATACTTCCCACTCCTTTATTTTGATATTCTGTCAATATATCTACTGAATAAATAAATAATTGTGGCCTTGTATCTAATTTTGAATTATTATCCATAGATGTTAATGAATATCCATAAATAAATCCAATAACTTCATTATCATACAATGCTATAAATGCTAAATTTTGTGAATCTATAATAAATTTTTCCAATTGTTTACTATCAATATCAATTTCATTCAAAATTTTATCCATTAAGTCTATTTTATCTTCTGTTAATTTTTGACAACAAACTCTCTTAATATCAAAATTTTCCATATAATCCTCTTAATAACAATATTATGTTTTAATTAAGTCTTTTTCAACCCTTTAATTTCTTTATCTTCTATTGGGGTACATTACGCATAACGTTCTAGGTATATGACGTTTTTACTGCCCGAATAAGCAAACCGTAGGTTTGCAGGGCAGTAAAAATGTGGTTGGAGTGAGGCGTGGGAGCGAGCCCGTAGGGCGACCGA